CGCACCAGGGTCTCTAATATAAGCAAGCATGCCAATTATAGAGTCCATATTAAGCGGGGCCCACACGTGTCCATTATCATCGAGTCTAAAGGTTCTAGACAAGAAGGAGAAACTTTCAAATGTGAGAAACGGGGTGGACACGTCTTTTTTATCGGGGGTGGTATAACCCATCCCCATAAGATCAAAGACGTGGGCAATAGTGTTCATGTTGAACCAGGAAGCAACTTCCGCGGAACAACAACCACCATTGTCATCACCAAAAAAAACCATAGAAACATGATCTTTAAACTCACCTTCAAAATCTGAAGGCTTGTTATAGTACCACACAATTCTGTGAGCAACAAAGTTGCAGAACGTGTTAAAATAGGAGGTCATCCAGTGTCCAGAACAGACACCGGCCATACGTTCTACAAGAAAAGACTTGTATACAAGCACGACACCAACTATAGAATCGGCAATACCTAACATGAGTTTACGATGCATCTCGGAACAATCCAATGTTCCGATAAAGTATTTAAAGAGATAAAGGAAATGACATAGAATGCGATAGTCCCAACCTGAACAATCACCACCAAACAAATTTGGGTGTGTTGACAGATAAGTATACAGCAATCTCCAGTGACGGTAGGGATCAATTCCAATTTTAGAAGGTCTATGAAACAGAGAAGCCTTTTGACGAACTAAATCGCCAAAAACCATCTTGGTAACAACAGCTAGAGAGAAGCTGCCTACACAGAAAAGACGAGTCTTTCCTGCTTCGACAGCTTCAAGATTACGAAGCTCATCTTTCCAGCAGGCGTCGGCCAGGCATTTGACCTGACCGCCGTCGAGAATATGTTTCACCAAGCGGTTGACGTAACTGATAAGGATGGGATTGATCCACCATCCTTTAGCATTAATCTTCCAGGCGGGATTGGGGCATAATTCTCTGCCAAAGAGATCTTTTCGAGAACGGTGGATTATCTTATTTTCATAAGTAGCTGACTTGTCGCCAGGCATAGATTCCAAGTTTTCAATGTCATCGGAGAAAAGAACTTCAGCAATAGAATAGAGTTGGAGACGTTTTGTGTCGGACAGCGGAAGCCATCCGTCAATCAGAATGTCAGGAGATTCTACAAGTAGACGGTTGATAAATGGGTCCAAAGGTTTGGAACCCCCATATTGTTCGAGTTTGGAAAAGGTGTTTGAGTGAACATTAATGGGTTTGTCAAGAGTTTCGGAGTAGAAGTCAGCCAATGGGGCAGGAGCAACGGGAATTACTTTGCCTTGGGATTCCAGATAGACGTCAAGTTGTGTATATATAGGAGACGGGACTAATTCAGTTTTCGTCGGGATGAAGTTGCGCTGCTTAAGCACAACGCCCATCTGACGAGTTCCTGGGAGGGCAGTAAAACTGGATTCAGTTTTACCTCCTTCACCGGGTGCGTCGGGGATGGTATATGATTCCGGAATGAAATCATACATCGGGCCACCGAGACCAGGAAAGTCAGATCTATAGAGGGGAGTTATAATACCAGCACCGTTATACGACGATACGTGTATTCCGACAATATCGGCAGTTCCGGCGATTGAGTCCAAATGTACATAAGGAGACGAACAATCACCAAATTTGCCAACAGCGAGAGGGAGTTCTAAGAAAGATTGAGCGTTAAATCGAGCAGTCTCACCATCCTGGGTAGGATAACGAATATTTAGAGAGGGTACAGACTGGGGTTCGATTTGGGCGGGGAAAGCAAAGGCAAGGTAGTTAACTTTGTTTCCTTCAACGCAGCGCGAAACTCTACAAACAGTAGAGCCGGCTCTTTCAAAGGTTTGTCCTTTTTCGATCAGACGATTTTTCAACGAGGGAAGCATGTTGAGAATTTTTGACTGAACTTCAAGAACAACACCATCACGGTGATCGGAAAGAGGGGTAACGGTAAATTCAGAACGAGAGAAACACAGAGGGGGGCCTATATCATGATAATATATGCGAAGTTCGGAGACCGGATTGGCATGTGGGACGCCAACAAGGTTAGCACAGTTCCATTGATGTTGGGGACAGGTAAAAT